TTTACAAGGCATAAGGTTATTGTCAGTGCACATGAGGAACTAATTGCACATCTTGATAGTGAATATGAAGGAATTAAACTAGTTGAACTTACATTAAGTAGTAAATTAAAGGAATTGGAAGACCGGGTTGGTAAAATCCAAACCGTTGGGTTCTTAACTAAGAGAGTACAGGATGGAACCAGTAGTTAAGAAAAGGACCTCTTCTAAAGGTGTTCACCAAGTTCCAAAAAATAGTGCTGGTATAGATAAGAGTAAAATCTCCAAAGAGCAGATGGTAATGGCTGCTTGGCAAAGGGGGATGTTGGCTTATAAATTGGACCAGCATCAACTTCCTTTGTATAAGGCAATTTGGAATGCCATAGAGAATAAGTATGACACATATACCATCAATTGCTCCCGCCAGTTTGGAAAAAGCTTCCTGTTATTGCTTGTTGCTATTGAGTTCTGCTTACGCAATAGGGGAGCACAAGTCAGGTTTGCTATCCCAATTGCATCAAACTATGAGGAAATGTACGGACTCTCTTTGTCTACCATCCTTGATGATGTACCGTCCTCCTATAAACCAGAACACCAAACAAGTAAGAAGGCAATCTTCTTAAAGAATGGTTCTCACATAAAATTTGCTGGAACTGATGGGACCAATTATCAAAACTTACGTGGTAGCCTAAGTCATTTGAATATTATTGATGAGGCTGCATTTTGTGATAATTTGAAGGAGACATTTGAGCATGTGTTAAAACCACAAACTACCCGTACTGGTGGTTTGACTGTTTTTTGTTCTACGCCACCTACCACCCAGGATCATTATTACATCCAGCAGTACTTTAAAGATAAGGCAAGAGATAGGGTTCAGCAGTTTACAATCTATCAAAATTCAGCGCTTACACCTGAACGTATTGCACAAATTGCAGCTGATGCAGGCGGAATTGATTCAAGTACGTTCCGTAGAGAATACTTGTGTGAATTTGTTGTAGATGAAGAAACTGTCATTATTAAGGAATGGGATAAGGTAAAAGATAAGTGCATCAGAAAACCTGATACATCCATCTATCAAGATAAGTTTGGGTATGTGCACAAGTATGAGGGAATGGACTTAGGAGTTGAGGACTTAACAATCTGTTTGTTTGGATATTATGATTTTCTGGAAAGCACATTGTACATCCAAGATGAACTTAAGATGAATGGACCTACATTGGTAACACCTGACCTTGCTAAGGGAATTAAAGATAAGGAGAAGGAACTTTGGGGCGGACTTAATCCACCAAGTAGTAACCCCTATAGACGTATTGCTGACTCAAACAACAAGCAATTACTTAATGACTTGCAGATTGTTTATGACTTAAGTTTCATTCCTGTTAGGAAGACAAAGGCTGGACCAGATCAGCCATCTGATAGCAAGCAATCAATTTTGAACGGAATGATTAATAAACTCCGTGTTATGATTGGTGAGGGGAGAGTGGTGGTGGATCCAAAATGCACCCAGCTACTTGGTTGCTTGCAATATGCAAGTTGGAATAAAACTAGAACTGAATTTGCAAGAAATGCAATGTTTGGGCATTATGATGCGCTGGCTGCATTAATTTACATGGTAAAGATGCTAGATTGCTACACAAACCCATTTCCTACACTGATGGGTGTTAAGAAGAGCACTCACTACATTCCAGTAAACCAACCAAAAGAAGAGAGCAAAGTGGCATCTGAGATTAGAACTATCTTCAAACCAACAAGATTCCGGTAAATAGATAACAACTTTAAGGGTAATTCATGAAAGAACCATCTAGTACATATTGGGCAGCTGAAACAGATCCAGACAAATTGGGTGGAGAACTGATTGAGCGTATTGAGGAATACTACAAGTATTTGCTAACTTACAACTACATGGGTAGGTGGTCAAGAATCTATAAGTCCTATTATGTTGGTCAATCACGTGATGATAGGCTAAATTCCGGTGGTGATCAGGGACAATATACCATTGGTAATGTTAACCATTTGCACTCAATTATCCGTAGAATTTTAGTATTAACCATTACTCAAAGACCTGCGTTTCAGCCAAGAGCTACCAATTCAGATGTTAAGTCTCAAAGACAAACTATCTTAGCTAACCAATTGCTTGATTACTATACACGTGTTAAGCGTGCTGAGAAGGACTTATTCCAAGCAACTGAATTTGCCTGCCTATTTGGTGAAGGATTTGTCCACGTCTGTTGGGATACAGCAAGTGGAGATTTAGCTGGATACCTAAATGCAAAGACAGGGGAGCCAGCCACTCCAGATGATGTGATGGAACTTCAGTCCCATGAACTCCACGCAGTTCATGATGGAGATATCAGAATTACAGCAGCAGAACCAATTGATGTTATCCGTGATGTTAGGTTAGAGAATTTTAGAAGCAGAGATTGGATTATTGTACGTGAGTACATGAATAAGTATAACGTTGCTGCTAAGTATCCAGAATACCATGATGAGATTACCTCTATGGAAATCTCAACAATGAGCATTAAGAATAACTACCGCCAGAAGGTCCTCCCAAGCTACAGCACAGACCAGATCCCTGTCTATACATTTTATCATGCAAAGACACCTGCAGTTCCTAAAGGTGCATTTGCTGTTCTACTTGAGAATGGCACCTTACTGCAAAACGGAACATTACCTTACAAACACCTTCCTGTCTACAGAATTGTAGCAGAGGACAGAATTGGAACTCCATTTGGAAACTCTCCTGCTAATGACCTATTGCCATTGCAAGAGGCATATGATATGGAATTCAGTACAGTACTTACTAACCATAATGCATTTGGTGTCCAAAATATTATGGTTCCAAAGGGAAGCGGAATGTCTGTTACTCAAATGGAGGGAGGACTTAATCTAGTTGAGTATGACCATAACATTGGAAAACCAGAACCACTTAACTTGCTATCCACTCCCCCAGAAGTTTTTAATTTTATGGGAAGCATTGAACAGAACATGGAAATGGTAAGTGGTGTCAATAGTACAGTCCGTGGCAATCCACAAGCTGGTCTTGGTAAGGATTCATCAGGTGCTGCTATGGCACTTGTCCAATCCCAAGCTATTGAGTTTAACTCCCCACTTCAGATGTCATACGCTCAGTTGCTTGAAGACTTTGGTACTGGTGTTATTCAAATTATCCAAGATTATGCAAAGACAAAGAGAATTATGTCTATTGCAGGCAAATCTGGAAGGTCTGATGTAGTTGAGTTTACAGGTACTGATTTGGCTAACATTGAAAGAGTAGTTGTAGAGACTGGCAATCCACTTGCAAAGACCGTAGAAGGTAAAATGCAGATTGCACAGATGTTGCTACAAGCACAAATCATTAAACATCCAGATGAATTGCTCCAAGTTATCCAAACAGGTAATTTGGATCCAATGATTGAGGGAAAGACAAGTGAATTAATGAACATTCAGGCAGAAAATGAAGAGCTGTCAAATGGTCAATCAGTCCAAGCCATCCTAACAGATGAGCATTTGCTACACATTAGTGAGCACAAGAGTGTATTGGCTGATCCATCTGCACGTAAGAATCCAACCATTACTAAGGCTTCATTGGATCATATTAATCAACATCTAAACATTCTTAAAAACCCAGACAACGCTCAGATCTTGCAATTGCTTGGTCAACCAAGTTTGAGCAGCCCACCACCTCAAGGTGGTGCACCAGGAAATCCAGCCTCTCCTGGTCAAGGTGCTCCAAATCCAATCAGTGGCGGTCAGCAGCCTCCACCTCCAAATAATGGAATTAAGCAACCAGGATTACCAGAGGCACCAAAGAATCCAATGAACGGACAACATGCACCAGTAGCACCAGGTACTGCAGTTAGGGGGCACTAATGAGTGAAGAAAGGGAATTAAGAACAGAAGAAGTTCTAAGAAGTGTTTCAACGCAGCTTGGTGGGCTAATTGCTGACATTGCATCTATTAAAGTAGATGTCAGTGAAATTAAAACCCAAACAACCAAAACAAATGGCAAGGTAATTCACCTTGAAAAATGGCAAGCGTATATAAAGGGTGCAATAGGAATTGTTGTACTTGGTGTTGGTTGGTTAATTGAGATCTTCCACCACCGCTAAACGCCTTATCTTAACAGACAGGCAACATTTGATTATCTAAGGACATCATCATGGCAGAAAATAGTATTGCCGCACAGGCAACGGGGACCACTCCACCAGGAAATCCAGGACAGGCTCCTGCAAATCAAACACCAGGCGCAAAGCCAGGTGAAACACCATCTCAAACACAAACCCGCCTCTTTAAGGTAAAGATTGATGGAGAGGAACGTGAAGTTCCAGAAGATATCCTAATCCGTGATTACCAATTACGTGAAGCATCACAATCAAAGATGACTGAAGCTGCAAAAATGCGCCAGCAAGCAGAAGAAGCATTGAAGTTAATTAAGGGTGATACAAAAGAAGCACTACGCCGTCTTGGTATTGACCCATATGAATTTGCACAGAGGGTTGCAGCTGAGCAGATTGAAGATGAAATGCTCTCCCCTGAACAAAAGGAAATGAGGGATACAAAGAAGCAATTGGCTGAGTTCCAAAGAGAGAAGGAACTAAGAGAACAAGAAGCAAGAAATCAGGAATTGCAAACTGCACAAGCAAATTATGTTAAGGAACTACAGCCAAAACTAATTGATACGGCAAAGAGTGCAAAACTACCAGTTACTGGTACTGCTGGTGCAAGAACATTCATGAGATTTGGTGAATACATGTCCAAGTTATATGAACAAGGATACACAGGAGTTGAACCAAAGGATGTAGTTGATTTGGTAGTTAATGACTACAAGACAGATATCAAGGAATTGCTTGGTGCAGGTGATGATGACCTTATTTCATCCATCTTGGGTGATGACTTAATGAAGAGGATCTCAGGAACACAACTAAAGCGGATCCAAAATGCATCTCCAAACAATAAAGTGCCACCTGGTGCCCAAAAGAACAAAGCACCTGGAAAAAAGAAGGAAAAAACAAAAGATCCTGGCTCTTTCTTTGATAGGGTAAGAGAACAGTACGGTAGATAACAACACCAATCATATATACCCATTAGAATTGACACAATCATGTTTAGCTCTACGGATACTTTACTGGTTGTTGATATCACCTAACAAAGGACTCCAATTGGATATCCAGAAGTAAGGATAAATGGTTTTAACAACAAAAATTAACAGTAAGTTTTAGGAGTAATCTAATGGCTGGAACTACAGTAGCATCTCTAAATGGTGTTTTTAAGCAGGCATATGCTGAAGGTATTGAGGATCTAATCCCAAAGTCTAGCATTCTTCAGAAGGAAATTGATTTTAAACTAGGAACTGAAAAGTTGGGTGATAAGTTCAACCAACCAGTTGTAGTTGCAAATGAACTTGGTATCACATTTGGTGGTTCAGCAGGTTCAGCATTCAATCTAAACAACCCAATCTCAGTATCAACTCAAAACGCATTGGTCCCAGGCGTCAGCATGGTCCTACGTTCAAGTCTTAGCTATGATGCTGCAGCAAAGGCATCTTCAAATGTTAACGCATTTGTGGACTCAACTAGTTTCCAAATGGAAAACATGGTTGAATCTATGTCAAAGTTTGTTGAAATTGAATTGATCTATGGATCAAGTGTGTTTGGTCTTGGTACATTGGCATCTGTAACATATGCAGGTTCACCAGCTACCACAGCAACACTAACATTCAACGCACAGCAATGGGCAGCAGGTATCTGGTCAGGTTTTGAAAATGGCTTGGTTGATATTTTTGCAGGTAGCTCTTCTGGTGTAACTGGTTCATCTCCACTTAACAGTGTAGGTCCAATCACAGTAACAGCAGTAAGTGTTGCTTCAAAGACATTGACAGTTTCAGGTGCAGCAGCAGACTTGGTTGCAATTGCAGCTTCTGCAACAAATGCAGTAGTTTATTTCTACGGTGCATTTGGTAATGAAATTCAAGGACTTGATTACTTGATCTCAACTGTTGGTACTGTAAACAACATCAACAACGTAACTTGGAACTTGTGGCAGGGTAATGTCTACAACGTAGGCAACGTAGGACTAACAACCGCATTGGTTGGTTCTGGTCTTGCATTGGCACAGGCACGTGGTTTGATGGAAGATACAATGCAGATCATCAGCCCAGCTTCATGGGTTAACTTGAACACAAGCTTGGTTACAAATAACCGTAAGTTTGACTACAAGTACAGCACAGCAAAGGCAGAGGACGGTTCAGAAGTAATTCAGTACTACACTCAGTCTGGTGTTGTTGATATTCACAGCCACATCTATGTCAAGGAAGGTGAAAGCTACAATCTTCCAACCAAGCGTGCAAAGCGTATTGGTGCACAAGACATTTCATTCCAGATTCCTGGAAGTACAGAAGGTGAAATCTTCTTGCAGCTCCCAAATGCTGCAGGCTTCGAGTACCGTTTGTATACTAATCAAGGCATGCTATTGACCAAGCCTGCCGCATGTACTAAGTTCTATAACATTGCAGCTGTATAATAGCTAAAACCGCAGTAAAATGCATTAGGAAGCCACCTTAGACGTGGCTTTCTTTTTGTCCCTAATTTTGTTGAGTTTTTGTTGCTTATATGCTTGTCTCCTGTATATACTAAATCTGCGTTATTACGCATTTACACTAACCAAGGAGATTAATATGAAGATTTTGATTCAACCACCAGAACCAGCTGCACCTATTGCATCTTGTCCTGGATATTATGCAACAACAAGTGGAAAAATTTGGTCAGCACATTCAGGCAAGTGGAAATCACAACAACTAAATCCATATGGATACTATGTGGTTAAGTTAGCACCTGAAGGTTGGGACAAGGCAAACCCAACTACCCGCCAGGTTGCACGTCTTGTGCTTGAGGCTTATGTTGGTCCTCCACCTTCCCTTAAACATCAAGCTAATCATAAAAACGGTGTTAAAACAGACAATAGTTTGTTTAACCTTGAATGGTTGACACCAGCACAGAATGTTCAACATTCCTATGATCAGCTTGGAAGAAAACAAAAAGGACAAAGAGGATCAAAGAACCCTCAGTCTAAGCTAACAGAAGATGTTGTACGTCAAATTAAAGTTGATCTTGCCCTTGGCACAATCCGCCAGTCTGTTATTGCAAGGAAGTACGGAACATCACCAATGACTGTGTCTCTGATTGCTAATGGCAAGGCTTGGACACACATATGACCTAGTATGCTTGGAATGATTGTCCTTAATACATAAATAGACTATCTATTGAGGGTAATCATTAATGCCAATTACAGTTCACGTCTCCGGATCTCCTTACTACATTGCTGAACCTGGAGAATACGGATGGGGTCAAAATATGACCAATTGGGCTGTTGCTGTTAGCAATAGTCTAGTCTTCCCTAAAGGTGGTGGTCAATATACGTTAACTGGTGATGTTGATTTTGGTCCTTATGCAGGACTAATTGTAAATTACATTAAATCTGAAACTGGTACCACATATCCCACAACTAAACCTGTAGCCTCCCAAGGTGTACTGCGTCTATCTGATACGGATGTTATTGCTTGGAGAAATTATGCTAATACAGGTGATAATGTTCTAGGTGTTAATTCAAGCAATCAACTTACATTTAATGGAACAACTTTAGGATCAGGTTCTGTTTCTTCTGTTGGATTATCCACACCAGGTGTTATCTTTTCTGTATCTGGTTCTCCAGTTACTACTTCTGGTACACTTGCATTAAATCTCTTAACGCAAACTGCACACACAGTTCTTGCTGGTCCTACTTCTGGTAGTGCTGCAACACCTACATTCCGTGCATTAGTTGCTGCTGACTTGCCATCAGGAACTGGCACTGTAACCTCTGTTGGTATTACAACCACATCTTCAAGATTAACTGTATCTGGTTCTCCTGTAACAACGTCAGGAAATATTGCACTTGATTTAGCTACAACTGCTGTGACAGCTGGTTCATATACAGCAACCAATTTAACAGTTGATGCATATGGTAGAATCACGGCGGCAAGTAATGGAACTCCAGGTGGTGTTACTTCTTTTAATACAAGGACAGGTGCAATAACACTTAACCAAACAGATGTTGATTTAGCATTTGGTTCCTTAACAGCTAATAACATTTATGCAACACCAAATGGATCTGCAGGCATTCCTGGTTTCCGTCCATTGGTGGCAAATGATATTCCAAGTCTAAATTATGTTACATCTGTTTCTGGAACAAGTGGACAAATTACGTCCACAGGTGGATTAACGCCAACGCTTGGACTTGCTACAACTGGTGTAGTTGTTAACACATATTTAAATGCCAATATTGCAGTAGATCAATATGGACGTATTACAGCAGCAACAAATGGATCTTCTGGTACTGGCACTGTAACTTCTGTTGGATTAACTTCAACAAATTTAACAGTTACTGGTTCACCTATAACAACAAGCGGAACTTTAACCGTAGCCTTGCCAACTACTGCTGTCACAGCTGGTTCATATACAAATGGAAATTTCACTGTTGATGCTTATGGAAGATTAACTGCAGCATCAAATGGATCTGCTGGTGGTGTCACAAGTTTTAATACAAGAACTGGTGCCGTTACTTTAACCTCAGGTGATGTAACAACTGCACTTGGTTTCACTCCAATTTCTGGCAACCAAACAATTACACTTTCTGGTGATATAACTGGATCTGGTGCAACTGCAATTTCAACTACATTGGCTACTGTTAACTCTAACGTTGGTTCATTTACAAATGCTAACATTACTGTAAATGCAAAGGGATTGATAACTGCTGCATCAAATGGAGGTGCAAGTGGTGTTAGTTCTTTTAATACAAGAACAGGAGTTGTAACGCTAACAAGTTCAGATGTAACAACTGCACTTGGGTTTACTCCAGGAACTGGCACCGTCACATCCGTTGGTTTATCACTACCAGCCATTTTTACAGGTAGTGGTGCTCCAATTACTACAAGTGGAACTTTGGGAATTACTCTCAATAGCCAAAATGCAAATTTGGTTTTTGCTGGACCAACTACAGGTGCGGCAGCAACTCCAACATTCCGTGCATTGGTAGCAGGAGACATCCCATCACTTTCATATGTTACATCCGTTGGTTTAACAAGTACAGATTTCACGGTTAGTGGTTCACCAATCACTTCATCTGGTTCTATTACAGCTAATCTAAACACACAAGGTGGGTTGACATCTGGTTCTTACACCAACACAAACATTACTGTAAACAGCAAGGGTATCATTACTGCTATCAGTAATGGAACTTCTGGATCTCCATCACTAACTGCAACTTATGTTGGTTATGGAAGTGGAAGCAACCTATTAACTGGCACAAGTGATTTTACCTATACATCAAATACCTTAAGTATTGGTACCGCAGGTGCTACATTTAATTTGGGTGTTATTGGTACCGTAGGTGCTACTATCAACGCTGGACCTACTGCAATAGCTGGAACAAGTATTACCAATGCAGGACCATTAACTCTTAATGGAATTAGTAGTTCATCCACTGCAACAAGTGCAAGAGCTGGTTTTGTCATTGTAAATTCAGGTAGCTATACAGGAACAGGTTCTACTAAACATGATGCTGGAAAATTACAACTCTTTGCTGGAAATACAGCTTCAACAAGTACGTTATCAAATGGTGGTAGTGTAGAACTTTATGGCGGAAGTTCTGTAAATGGACCTGGTGGAAATGTAGCCCTAACCAGCGGAAGTAATGGAACTTATGGTGGTTGCACTTTAATTCTTGGTGGAGCTGGTACCACTTATAATGGAAGCGTAGACATAAGTGCTCCAGGAACTGGAGCTTCCATTTTTATGACAGCAAACGGAACTTCTGGTTCCATTCAATTACAAACTTTAAGTTCATCAGGTCAAATTGCATTTTACACTGGAGCTTCAAACCAATTTTTTATCTTGGGTACTGGTGATTTTAACTTTAGTGGAAACTCTGGTAATTCAGGAGACGTATTAACTTCACAAGGTTCTGGTGCACAGCCCACTTGGACAACTCTTTCTTATGGGACCGTCACATCTGTTGGGTTATCCAGCACAGACTTTACTGTTAGTGGTTCACCAATCACTTCATCTGGTTCTATTACAGCTAACTTAAACACACAAAGTGGATTGACAGCTGGTTCTTACACTAACACAAATATCACTGTAAACAGCAAGGGTATTATTACAGCCATTGCAAATGGATCTGCTGGTGGTGTTACTTCTTTTAATACAAGAACAGGGGCAGTAACGCTAACAAGTTCAGATGTAACCACAGCACTTGGATTTACACCAGGGACGGGGACCGTCACATCCGCATCTGTTGTTTCTGCTAATGGTTTTGCTGGTTCTGTTGCAACCGCAACCACAACACCTGCAATAACAATCAGTACATCTATTACTGGATTGATAAAAGGAAATGGTACTGCAATTAGTGCAGCTACAAGCGGAACAGATTACTCTGCCGGAACGTCTGCCTTAGGAACAGGTATTTTGAAGTCAACAACTTCAACTGGTGCATTAACTATTGCTGTTGCAGCTGACTTCCCAACACTAAATCAAAACACAACTGGTAATGCAGCAACCGCAACCAATGTAGCCGGTGGTGCGTCAGGTAGCATTCCATATCAAACAGGAGCAGCAACAACTTCAATGCTTTCTGTTGGACCTAATGGTGATGTTCTTACAGTAGTAGGTGGAATTCCAACATGGCAAACTCCATCTGGTGCTGGACTTGGTTCTGTATCCAGCGTTGCAATGACAGTACCATCAAGAATGTCTGTAAGTGGTTCTCCAATTACCACAGTTGGAACCTTAGCATTAACTGATAATACACAAAATCCAAATCTAGTATTTGCTGGACCAAGTTCTGGCTCAACAGCAGCAACTCCAACATTCCGTGCATTAGTAGTTGCTGATCTACCAACAAGCATTCCAAATGCTAATTTGGCTAATAGTTCTCTTACAGTTGGTACAACAAGCATTTCTCTTGGTTCATCTGCAACTACAATTGCAGGTCTAACCTCTGTTTCATCAACTGGATTTACAGGCGCATTGACTGGAAATGCAAGTACTGCTACATCACTTGCTGGTGGAACTGCAAACTACATTCCTTATCAATCAGCATCTGGAACAACTGGATTCATTTCACCATCAACAAGTGGATATGTCTTAACATCAAATGGAACAGGAAGTGCACCTACATTCCAAGCGGCAAGTGGTGGAGGTGTAAGTTGGGCAACATATACTGGAAGTAATTCAGCTCCAACTGTAACCGCATCCACAAATGTATTAGCATTAAACTTTGGTGCTGGTGCAAATTCTATTGCAGAAACTGGGACACCTTATGGTGCGTTGTATGCTGGTGCTTCTATTACAACTTCAGGTGCAACAGATAGAAACATTGTCTTTTGGGGTGGTGCAGATAGTGGCGGAACCTCTACTGCAAGAACATTAACTATGACTGCAAAAGACAGTGTTATCATTGTCCCAAGTGCATCATCATCAATGACTTTAGGCGCACCAACTGGTTTAAATGTTATCATTGGTGCAAAGGCTTATGTTGTAAGCAATGGAGATGGTGGTGAAAATACTGTTATTGGTGCCGGTGCTAACTCTCAAAATACAAACGGACAAAGTACATCTGTAGGTTACAATGCTTCAACAAATGCTGACCAGGCAACTGCTATTGGAACTTTTTCATCTGCTACAGGTCAAAATAGTGTTGCACTTGGTGCAAGTGCAACTGCCAGTGCTAAACAATCTACTGCTATAAATGGAACTGCCTCAACTGTAAATTCAACCGCACTTGGTTATAACTCTCAAACAGATTCTGTTGGTGAAGTTTCATTAAGTAGTGGATACCAATCTACTGCTGGTGATAGAGCAACTAAAATTATTACACTTTGGGGCAACACTACTAATGCCACACCACTTCAACTTGGAACAAATTCAACTGGTTCAGGAGCACCAAATTCATACATTACATCTGCAATTAACTCTGCTTACTACTATGACATAACTGTTGTTGGAACTAATACTACAAGTGGTGGTAATGTATTTGGACAAAATTTCTGGTACATTGGATACATGGGAGCCACTGCATCAACATTCCAAATTAGCGGAAGCGCCATTGATAGTTGGGGTATTGGAACTACAACCGGTTGGTCTGTTGCTATTACGGCAGATACAACAAATGGTGGTCCAAAAGTGTCTGTAACAGGTGTTGCATCCACAAACATCCATTGGGCAGCAACAGTAAAAATAACAAAGGTAGCATAAAATGTCAGTAGCATTAACAGTTAACGGAACAACATTTAACTATCCAACAACCAATGATACAGCTTGGGGTTATGATGCCACTGGTTGGGCTGTTGCTATTACTGCTGGAACCTTACCAAAAGCAGGTGGTACGTTTACATTAACAGGTCCAGTTAATTTTGGTTCTATTGCAGGTTTACTTGCAAAAAGTTTTAGTTCAAATGCCACATCTGCTGTTGCAACTTCTGGTGTCCTTAACTTAGTTGATACAGATAGTATTGCTTGGAGAAATACAACCAACACTGGGGATAATTTGCTTGGTGTCAATGGAAGCAACCAAATTATATACAATGGAATACCTATCAGTGGTAATCAATTAACAACAAAAGGTGATTTGCTTGGATATAGCACACAAGCTGTCCGTGTTCCTGTAGGATCAAACCAAACATTATTAATGGCTGATAGCACACAGGCAGATGGATTAAGTTATTCTGCGCTTGTTGTTGGTGCAGGTATTTCTTTAAATTATGCATCAAATGTATTCACATTTGCAAATACAGGTGTGTTGTCTATTACCACAAATACTGGTTTGAGCACAAACGTAAGTGCAACTGGCAATGTTACAATTACTAACACTGGTGTTTTAAGTATTACCACAAATACTGGTTTGAGCACAAACGTAAGTGCAACTGGCAATGTTACAATTACTAACACTGGTGTTTTAAGTTATAGCTTAAATGATCAATCTACAACACCAATTTACTTAACAGCACCAACTGGAGCATCTACAGGTAATATTGCTTCAACGCTAACGCTAATTGTTCAACAACCAAATTACGTCTTTGCTGGACCAGCAAGTGGTTCTTCAACTGCACAACCTAACTTTAGACATTTGGTTGCTGCTGATCTTGGTGGTACTGCACCTGGAAGTGCAACTGATATCATTTACAATGGAACGGTTAATGGTATAGCAAATAGCTTTGCTGCAGATGGTGGGTTTACATATACCACTTCAACTGGAACTGTAACTCTTGGAACCACATCAAAAAACAGCACCATTAACTTGTTAGGAACAACAAGTGGACAAAATTCCATTACAAGTACAGGTGGGTTTATTGATTTCTTCAATGGCTCACCAACTATTAGTTTAGAAATTAACTCAACAAATTACATGGAACTTGTTGCAGGTGGTGAAATTTCCTTCTTTACAAATGCACCCGGAACTGTTGGTGTTCAAGCTGAACACTACAACATTTATGGTGCGTGGGCATTAGGTGGAAATCCATCTTCAAGTTCATCTTATGGAACATCCGGACAAGTATTAACATCAAGTGGTGCTACAGCACCTCCAATTTGGTCAAATGGAATTGTTACATATGTTGCTGCTGCAACCGCAGGTTCATACGCTGGAGCACTAACAATTACTGGTTCTCCAATTACTACATCCGGAACAATTACTATTACACCAAATGAGTTTACAAGCACAACTCCTGGTGTTGTTCCTGCTTCTGGTGGTGGATCAACCAATTACTTAAATGCTAGTGGAACATGGACCTCTCCATCACCACCAACAGAATTTACAAAGGAATATGCAACCGCTGCAAATGGTGGTAGCCATACAATGGTTATTGGTGGTACGTACACGCAGTACTATACATTAATGCTAAATGGAACAGGAACTGTTAGCAGTTATACAATTAATTTCCCTACTTCACCAAATGATGGAATGACGGTATGTGTTGCATTTAACTATGCAATTAGTGGGTTATCAATTGTAGGAAATAGCGGAAGTACTGTTTTTGGTGGACTAGGTTCTGCAGCTGCACAAAGTTTTGCAAAGTGGACTTATGATGCTACAACAAAGAATTGGTTTAGAAGTGGATAAGGGCAACGTGCTAACCCTATTAAACAGATAAATAGCACATTAAGGGAGTTTTGAAATGTTAACAAAAGAAGAACACAATGAAATGAAGATGAAAGTCCTTCATGCAATGGTTAAGGAAATGGGTAGCCAAATGGGTGGTTATGCCACCAAGCACCTAAAGGACAAGTACGGTTCATTGCCATTTGCACCTCACGGTGAAGCACATGAAGAGCCACAAGCTCACTCATATTCAGATGAAGGTGGCAAGGTCCTACATGATACAGATCATGATGGTGATGATGACCTTTATGGAATGCCAAAGACAGAACATCCAGAATCTATTATGTCAGGTGATCACCAGACAGAAGAGGAAATGGAAACTGATGGTGAAGAACCAGATGCAGTTGAAGTTCCACGTGCAAAGGATAAGGCAAAGAAGACAAAGAAGCCACCACGTTGGTAATGGAGGCTTAAATGTCTACTGGTTCATATGATGTAACATCTCAGGTGCAGATTGTTAAGTTGATGGAAGCTCTCCCAACTGGTGAGACCGCATTCCTTGATACTGACATAATCTCATTCCTTGACATTGAACTCCGTTCAACAATACTCCCTGTTCACCAACGGGTCAATGAAGAGTTTTTTGTAAAAACCATGGACTACTCATTCTCTGCTACTTCAAGTGCAACAAATATCCACATCCCTCAAACCATTGGTATGAGGCTACGTGATGTGTTATTTGCAACTGCACCTGGAACAAATCCAAATCAGGCTGGATTTACAAATATCCCAAGACTAAACCCAGAAGATATTTCAGCACAAGGATTTGATTACAGCAGTGCAAGTTTGAATATGACTTTGAACCAGTCCTTGATGGGGTTCTTTATTCAGAACAACACGCTTGAGTTTTATCCACCAACTTTATTGCAAAACCAAACAATCCGTTTGAAGTATTTTGCTCAACCTGCAACTCTTTGTGCTACAAGTCTAGCTGGTCAGATCATTTCAATCAGTGGGGACCTTATTACATTAAATAATGCACCTACGGGATGGGGAGTGGGAACTGCAGTAGACTTTATTTATTCAACGCCACCTTATGATTATGTTGCTGATACAAGAGTAACCACAGCACCTTATCAGTCTTCAACTCCACTTACTAATCAGATCTTAACTTCTGTTAGTGGTACAACATATGGAGTTCCAACAGGAGTAGGTGCATTGCTTGCTGTTGGGGAGTGGGTAGCACCTACCGGATATGCACCTGTCTTTCAGTACATTCCGGTTGAAAGCTACAATCTACTTGCACAAGCTACAGCCATCCGTTGTTTGCGTGCATTGAATGACCGTGAAGCTGAACAGATGGCAATTGAAAAGTACAAGGATATGTTGGAGAACTATTTGTTCTTAATTGAACCAAGAGTTCAAGGTAAACCAAAGAAGTTCAATAATATTAATAGTGTCCTGCAATCAAGTAGGTTCACCTCAATGCGTCCACTTAATTAAAGGAGATTTATTATGTCATTACTTAACACAGACCAATCAGTTAGTTCATTCTCTGGTGTTGGTATGTTTACAAAACTTGCTTCTGTAAAGGGCAACATTCTAGTTGATTCAGGAACTCAATTTCCTGCTGGTAGGGAAGTACAGTCCTTATTTCAATCTGTTCCAGCAAGCACTGCTCTTGCAGGTGCACTAGATACAGGAAATGCTACACTAGTTGCTGGGACTGTTACAGTTGCAGATACAAACGTAACAGCAAACTCTGTCATTCAGCTTACGTATAAGACCATTGGTGGCACAGCAGGCATTTTGCTTTACACAACAAGTGCCGGTGTTGGATTTACAATCACAAGTTCTTCAAATACAGACACATCTGTTGTTAGCTGGTTGAGAATTAACTAATGCCAAGCCAACAGTCAATGGACTTGAAAGTATCTGGTTTGTGGTTAAACCCAAGCCAGTTTGCGGAAGTACCGCCAGGTGCATTATCACAAGCTGATAATGTAGTCATTGACCGTGAGTCTATTGCAACCAAAAGACGTGGATTTGCTTGGTATGGAAATGAACTTGGATCTGTTTCAACCAACCAATTACTTCAATACAATAGCACACTACTTGCTCACACAAGTGATGGTACTCTTTGGTATGATAGTAATGGACAAGGTGATTGGATTGCTTATTCAGGAACTTATACAGAACCATCTTCTATGGCTGGTTCACGTATTAGAGCTATTCAGGCAAATAAGTCTATCTTCTTTACAACCAATCAAGGTATCTTTGTAACAGACACAGTTACAAAGGCACCATTTTTGGCTGGTGCACCTCAGGGATATGGTGGTTCAGGAACAACTACTGGAAGTTCTGGTTGGATGGGAGACCAAACCAACGTTGCTTACCGTATTGTTTGGTTCTACACAGATCCATACCAAAGACAAATTTTAGGACCACCAAGTGAACGTGTTATTGTAACAAACAACACAGGTGCACCAATTGCTACAGTTTCTATTACAGATACTGGTGCTGGATACACAAATGGAACTTATACAAGTGTTTCATTAACTGGAGGTTCAGGTTCTGGTGCAGTTGCAACCATAGTGGTTGAGTTGAACATTGTTCAAGAAGTAATTATTACAAGTGCCGGAACTGGATACAGAATTAATGACACACTAACTGCAACCATTGCAGGTGGTGTTGGTTTCCAATGTGAAGTTGCAACATTAACTGGTGGCACTGTTAATGTAAACTTGAAGTTCTACATTCCACCTAACATTAATACAACTTGGGGTTATCAAGTTTACAGAAGTCCACAGACACTAGGTGTTACAGATGTTCCATTGGATGACTTGCAACTTTGTTATGAATCAAATCCAGCCAGTGCAGATATCACAAATGGATACATTACATTTACTGATGTTGTTCCTGATGACCTACTTGGTGCTTACATCTACACAGCACCAGCCGTAGCAGGTGCAGATGGTATTTTGCAATCCTATTACCGCCCACCATTTGCAGAACTTATTGCTCAGTATAAGACATATACGTTCTATGCAAATACAAGAACATTACAAACATTGCAAACTGAATCATTGGTTGCATCTGGACCAACACTTGGTATTCAAGTAGGTGATACCGTTACATTTACAGATTCAACAACAAGCACAAGTTTCACAATGACTGGTGTATCTTCAACTAGTCCAGGTAATGGTCAGTTTACAATCTATAGTACTGGCAACCCTGCACTTGATATTCAGAATACCTCACAGAGTTTAGTTAACCAAATTAACTTGGCTACTGCAAATACGTTCTTAAGTGCCTACTACACAAGTGATTACAATACCCTACCTGGACAATTTATGTTCCAGAAGCGCACATTGGATGCAGGGTACTTCTATATGAATAGTTCCCGTCAAACTTGTTGGTCTCCACAAGTACCAGCAAGTGGAACTTCCATTCAATCTACAAATGACACTTATGTCAATAGAATGTTCTATAGCCAGGAATTGCAACCAGAAGCAGTCCCATTGCTTAACTACTTGGACATTGGTTCAGCAAACTTCCCAATTCAGGCAATGATCCCATTGCGTAATGGATGTTTGTTCTTTAAGGAAGATGGTATCTTCCGTTTGTATGGACTAACAACTCCATTTACAATTATCCCATTGGATTTTAGTGCACGTATTACTGCACCAAATAGCGCAGTAGTTTTGAATAACCTAGCGTTTGTGTTAACAGACCAAGGTGTTATTCAGTGTGATGAATCAGGTGCTGTGCAGATTTTATCCCGTCCAATTGAAAATGTACTAAATGAATATACGTCTCCAACGTTGTATCCAAATTTCCAGAACCTTTGTTTTGCAGTAGGATATAATGCTGACCGTAAGTACGTATTGAATCTACCAACTCAATCTACAGATACATCTTGCACACAGCAATTTGTATGGAACCACATTACACAAACATGGACTCACTGGCTACTTAATACAACATGCGGAATCATTTCAGACAATGATGATAAAATGTACTTGGGTTCACCTTATGTCACAGGAATTGGTGGCTATGTACTACAGGAACGTAAATCATTTAATAGCGGTGATTACGTTGATCTGCAGTTTCCTGTAACAATTACAGGTTCAGTTTCAAATTACATTAATGTTAACTCAACTACTAACCTAGCGGTTGGTGATGTTATTGTTCAGTCTTCATTGCAACTACAAAGTGTGATTACCAATGTTGTAAGTGGTACTTCAATTCAAGTTGAAGATACAGGTCTACCTTGGGCAACTGGTCCTGCATTAATTTACCAACCAATTAATACAGTAATCACAAGCATTCAACAGGATTGCAAAACTCCTGGCACATTGAAGCATTTTAGATCTGCTTCTTTCCTATTCAGTGAAACCACATTCAATTCTATTGATGTTACCTTCTTTAGTGATATGTCTGCAAGCCAGCAAACAAACACTTTAACTGCACAAGGTTCTTATGGATGGGGAACTTTTGCTTGGGGTGCTGTACCATGGGGTGGAGGTAATCCAGGTCAATCCCGTTTGTATACATTAGTCCCAAGAGGAAATGCAAGAGCAAACTGGATCATCTATCAAATTCTAAATGATGATGCATTTACTGATTTGGCATTCAGTGGTGTTTCATTGACGTACACAACAAGCAGTGAACGTGAGGGTACAGTTAATGGCTAACGCAAGTAATGCTCCAGATTACATCCGTATGGATGCAGGTCAAATTAAAAGTGTTGGTGATGTAGGAAACGTAATTGTTGGTCCACAAAATAAGTTTAATGAACAAGCATACTCTTTGTTCAATGGTGGATTGACAATGCAACAAAACGTTGCAGTCCCCTATACAACAATCACATTTAAGGTGCCAGGTGGTTATAGTGATGGTGTAAGTGCAACGTTCAATGCATTTACCTTCCTTGCTACGTATACAGGTATTGAAGCAGTTTTGGTTGGTGCAATTTCAGATAACGCAGGGGGAGCAATACTAAAACCTGTATTTGTTACAAGTTGGACAGAGAGCAAACCAGGACAAATTACCGTAAATTATATCACTGGATTGACTGCAGGACACACTTATAGTGCAACTTTCCTTGCATTCTAAATATAGGGCTTAATTAGGGGATTATATTGGCTTACGCATTACCAACAGCAGCACAAGAAGAAGAGGATAAGAGTCCTACTACCAGCGCAGGTGGTACGTCTGTTATTACCCCAACTTCTGCAACTCCACAAGCTGTTGTTCAATCAACAGGTGCTTCTGGTGTAGGTGCAGGTAAGTCCTCTCCAACAACAGGTCAGGCTGGTGCTACTCCTACTGGAGGTGGGACTGCAACAACTGGAACTGGTGAAGTATCTGAGAGCAAACCATCAAGTTCTGGGTTGTTTACTAACCTATCTGCTTATTTGAATGCAAACCCTAATGGTGGATCAGAAGTTGAGAAATTAGCGGCAGACCCTATTAATTCAGCCGTTTCTACTGGTAATACCGCCTTAAATGCATCAAATACCGGATTTAACAATGCAGTTAAATCAGGAACAGATACCTACAACCCAAATCTAGTCAATGGTTTTGTTCAGAACCCAAGTGGAACTTCAGCTGCCAATGTATCTAAACTTGAAACTCAATTAGCTGGAACATATAGTGGTCCTTCTTCCTTTGAGGGATCAGGTTATGGTACTTCAGCACAAACTGCAGTTCAAAATGCACAGCAACAAGCTCAGCTTGCTGGAACACAAGGTGGTCAGCAACAACTACTTGAAGAACAAAACGCCAACAACCCATCTCAATACACACAGGGTGGTTTGCAACTAGACCAATTCCTTATGGGTGCATCACCAACTGCAACCAAGGCATTAAGTACTGCTGCTGGTTCTGCTCTACCACTAGCAAGTAATTTTGCAAAAGATACAACTGCAAATGATGCAAATGTAACAAAGGCACAAACCACAAGCGCAAATACAGGTGCTGATACCAAGCAAGATATTCTTAATGCAGAAAATACAATGCAGACAAATTTGACTAATCAGGCTAATGCTGATAAGACAAATGCAACCAACCAGTATAATGCATTGAAGACAGCATTAACAAGTGCTAACAATTGGGATCCAACTAAAATTAATACTGCTATCACTCCAGATAAGACAGCAGTAACCAATGCACAAAATACTGTTAACCAATTGCAGAGTGAAATTGCAGCAGCACAGAAGGCTGGTTCAAATACAGTATCTACAACAAGAACAATTAACATTGGTAATGAGAGCGGACGTGGGGGTGGTAATAGGACCATTACAACTCAAATTCCTCTTGCCACAGCACAAGCTCAACTTGCAGCAGCACAAACAACATTAAACAATGCAAATGCAGCACTAACTAAGGTAGAGAATACACAACCTGGTGCTCTAACACCAGCACAGCTTAGCCAGCTTGGTATTACCAATCAGCAGTTCATTAACCTACTTGAATCAAACTATGCAAGTAAGGATGCAGGTGGAAAGGGAGTTGATTTAAGTTCATTCCTAACAGCACCTAACACAGCTGCCATTACACCATCTTCTATTGCAACGCAAGCAGATGTTGCAAACTGGAATGCACTAAATGCTGTTGTCCCTGGAACAAACACTCAGTTCCTTTCTGGTGCAACTGGTAATCCAACAATTAGTCCAGCTACATTTAATGATGCATCTGCTACTACCACATTGGCTGCTCAAATCCAATCAAGTAGCCAAGCACAGAAGATTCTTTCTGCTGAACAAAGTGCAACTAAGGCAGCTGAACAAACTACACAGAACGTTAGCGTTATTGGTGGAGTTGTTGCAGGTGCTGAACTTGGAGCACAAATTGGTTCTATTGTTCCTGGTATTGGAAACGTTATTGGTGCAGTAGTAGGTGGTATAGTAGGTGGTATTGTTGGTTTATTTGCCTGTTTTGAAGCAGGGACTCCAATCTTAATGGAAGACTGGACTTACAAAAATGTTGAAGACCTAAGACTTGGTGATATGACAATGATGGGTGGAATGGTAATGGGTTGTGGTCAGAATTACACCAATCAACTTTATTCCTACAAGCAGACTAAACTTTCAGGTGAACACACAGTATTTGAAGATGGTGTTTGGATGAAGGTTTCTGATAGCAAGCATGCGGAATTGCTTGATACAGATCACCTAGTGGTTGTCTATCCAATTGTTACAGAAAAACACATACTGGTTACATCTACGTTTGTTTCTGCTGATTTAGTAGAAGTAGAAGATCCACACTGGGAATTATCACAGGAACAGAGATTGTTTGCGTTAAATAATGCAATAGAACGCAATAACAAAATTACGGAAGCATGGAATCAGATCCAAGCAATGAATTACAGCAAGGTAGGATAAAATGGAAAACATAAAATTGCCAAAGGAAAAGATGCCAACTAGCCCAAAGAACATCAGAGGACTACCAAAGTTTGATGATGGTACTACTGGCGGAACTAACTTTACCGCTCTTGGTAATACACTAGGTGGTATTGGTGTATCCAACCTGCTTGGTGCTTCAGGTGTTACATCTGCTACTGCTAATGCAAATTCAGGTGGTGAGTATGGAACTGTAAACTCTGATGCACAAACTGCAATGTCTATGTTACAGAATGCAGTTGACCCACAACTTGCAAGTTTGATTCCTCAGTTAAGTCAGCAAGTCCAACAAGGAACAATGACACCAGCACAAGCTCAGGCTGCTATTCAGCAAAAGAGTGCAATGCTTGGTATTCAGGTAAGTCCATCCTTAATGCAGGCACAAACTGCTGCATTGAATGGGTTGCAACAAATTGCAACCCAAGGTGGATTGACAGCAACTGATAGAGCACAACTTCAGGACATTAACAATCAAGTCAATAGCCAGAATGCTGCACGTCAGGGTGCTATTCAGCAACAAATGCAATCACAAGGTATTGGTGGTTCAGGTGCTGATATTGCTCAGAGATTGGCTGCTGGACAAACAGCAAATGAAACAGCTGGTCAGAATGCAGTTCAAGTAGGTGCTAATGCACAGCAACGTGCATTGCAGGCACTTCAATCTTCAGGACAACTTGGTGGTCAGATCCAAGGGGAGCAGTTTGGTGAACAAGCACAACAAGCACAGGCACAAGATGCTATCAACCAATTTAATGCACAGAACCAACAACAAGCTAGCCTAACTAATGCTGCTAATGCACAAAATGCAAATACACAGAACTTCCAGATGGCTAACCAAATTGCTGGAACCAATACTGGTATTCAGAACCAACAGGCAATGATGCCATTGACTACAGCTGAGACACAATCTCAATTGAATACTGCTGCTGGTGCTGCTGCTGGTTCAACCGCTGCTGGAACAGGAAAGAACTTGACACAAATTGGTCAGAACATTTCTGGTACTTCACAACAAACCGCAAATAGCCTAACAGGTAATAGCGGACTTGGAAGTTTAATTGGTCAAGGAATTGGTGCAGCTGCAAACTATTTTAGTGAAGGTACGCCAGATGATATGGATTCAATGCTTGAGAAGCTATCAGGCATTAAATATAAGTATAAGGCTCCTACACCAAAGAGTGAGGGTGCCAAGAAAGACGCATCATCTGAAGAACATGGTGCAATTGTAGATTGCTTACGTAATTTACATGGACGTGTTAAAGGACTAGAGGCTTAATATGACACAACTTCAAGTAGGACAGAAAATTCCAGAGCAACTAAATCAGCCTGCTCCACCACCAAAATCTCCACAAATTGCAAAGTTTGCTGCAGGGAAGGACCTACCTACCCCTCCATCACAACTTGTTGCTTATTTTGTTCAGAAATTTGGTGTTAACCGCAAAGCTGCTGTCCTTGCCTATCAAGAAATGGCACGTAGACTTGCTGCACAGAACATTGACATCACAACAATGCAACCAGCACAGATTGCACAGATTATTACCCTTGTTGCTCAACATCCAAAGGTAGCCGGTCAACAACAAACCCCTATGCCTAATATGCCACAACAGGGTAATCCTCAATCTATGCAGCCATCACAAATGCCTCATGCTGAGGGTGGGATGACATTGCCTGCTGGTAGATCAGTTGTAGGTGATCCACACCCAAGTTCTCCAAATAAGCCAAATCCAGAGATTATCCATAATCCTACTGGTGCACCAGTTTCTGTTACACCAATTCATCCAAGTAAGGAACAGATGAAGAGGTTTGCAGCTGGGACTCCAATTATGGCTCATCCAATTACTCAGCCTGTACGTGAGCCAGTTAATATGAATACTCCACCTGCAACCGGTGTGTCTGTTGGTCAGCCAGTTCAGCCAACTCCTATTACTCAACCAGTTCCAGTACCACATTATGGTGGTGAGAACCGCTATTCAGTTGGTCAACCTCCACGTGCAATTCAAAGATTTGATGATGGTACCCCTCCAGATCAAATGGATCCAATTGAGGTTACAGGAAATGCAGAAGCACCAGTTGCAACCCCAACCAGTGTTACAACCCCACATTCATCTGATACAGAGATGGCTGTTAATGAAGCACTTGCTAAACAAATTCTTGGTCATTTTGGACCAGATGCAGTTTCTGCCGCTTATGATAAGCTAAAGAATTCCTCATTGGATATGCAACCAGGAATGGTTCAAGGTGCAACTCCAGAGGCTGCTGCTCAATTCCAAACTGCTCAATATAACCGCAACAAGGACCTAACAACTGGTCTGTTGACTGCACAGCAGAAGGGATTGACAGATGCTGGTGCATTAAGTAATTCACTAGCTGGTGCAAATCAGCAACAAGAAACACATGACCTTGATGCTACTAAGAAGAAGAATGATTTAATCATTCAGCAATTGAATACAGATCAACAAAAGAAGTTAATGGATCCAAACAATCCAGTTAATGTAGTTGTCCGTGAGTCATTAAAGAAACTTGGTTTTGTTGTTCCAAACAATGCAAATGCACTAGACCTTCAAAGTCTAACTGCAATGAACAAAGAAGCAAATGATGTTGTTAACTCAGTTATCAATGCACATGCAAATCAAACAAATGCAGCTGCTTCTGCTCAAACTGCTGCAACTGGTCAGCAAAATGAGAACTTCATTGAAGGGGTGGCAAAAAATAATCCAAATTATGCAGTTGAAGGCAAGGGAATTGCTCCATCACCTGCAGCCAGGGCTGGTGCTCCAGATTGGGCAGCTGATGTTAAGAAGTCTCAAGATTTCATTGAAGAACAAACTAGCAAAAATGACCAACTTATTGACCAAGCAATTCAAGCTACAAAACACGCAACTTACTCAGGTCCACTTGGTGGCTATGTTGCAAAACTACCTGATGGAACAACTCAAAGCCTTCAGAAGTTGTATGATACATTAGGTGTTCAGCAAATTGCTTCAGCTGTTAATGCTGTTGGTGGAAGTGCTGTAACACGTAGTCCAACAATGGATCAAAAGTTCTTGAATACTGGTCCACAAGTAACTGATGGCAGAAATGTCAATCTTGAGAACTTAGTACGTCTTAAAATTGCAGCTGAGAAGAATAAGTTGTATGCACAAGAGAAGGTAAAGTATGCATCAGAACATCCAGATGACTGGACTGGTAAGGGATTTACAGCAGACTTCCAATCAAAGCACCCAACAGTCAAAGCATTCTATGAACCAAAGAGTGGTAAGGTAGCATTAGCAACAGATCCAGAGAGTGCAAAGGCAGCAATTAAGGCTGGTTATGTCCCAGCAGATAATGGTTTGGGATTGGTTAAGTAAGGAATATAAATGGCACTAATTGTAAATGGATTACCAGTAGACCCAGACAAGTTTGCATCTGATAACGCTCAGGCTGCTCCTTCCAAACCTACACCATCAGAGGATGATGGTCCTGGTGCTGCAATGACATTTTTGCGTGAATATGGTAATGCAATCCCAGGAGTGAACTTACTAAGGGCTGGTGTTGAAAAGGCAACTGGTAATAGCAATAGCATTGCTGATATTGAAGCAGCAGAAGAACATGAAGCTGCTACTGGAAAGTATAATCATCCACTTGCTGGTAGTTTGGGTGAAGTAGCTGGTAATGTTGCTACGGTTGCTGCTGGTGCTGGTGCAGGTGGACTTGCTGCTAAGGCATTGGGTTCTGCATCTAAGGTAACGCCACTTTGGCAAGGACTATCAAGAGTTGTTGGTGCTGGTGGTGGAGGGGCAGCATCTGCTGAGCAAGAAGGTAAGGACCCAGCAACTGGTGCAATGTGGGCAATGGCTGGTCAAGGTTTGGGTGAGGTAGCAGCACCTGTTGCAAAATATGTGATTGGTAAAGGTGTGCAAATGGCAGATAAGATGGCATCTACATCTGCAAAGGCAGATCAAGCTGCACAAACCGTTGAAGATTTGCAAGGTAAAAATCTACAAGACGTAGCATCTAATGCACCACGCCCAGCAACTAAACCACGCGTTAATGCAATGGGTGAAATTCCTGATACAGTAATTGATATCTCAGATAATCCTGATGCAATGAGAGAACTTGGTATTGCAAAGCAATTAGCAGATAACCCAATGTTTGCTGCTATGGCTAAACAATCTGCTGAAAAAGCAGTTGATGCTGCCACAAAGGCAAGACAATCTGCTAGCTCTGCAGGTAGAGATGTGGTGGGTTCTATAATTGGTAGTGGAATTGGTACTGCTATTGGTGGTCCTGTGGGTACTGCTCTGGGTGGTGCTGGTGGATACATAGCAGGTCATTATGCACCTGAAATACTCTCTGGTGCAGCAAAGGGAGCTAATGCCATTTCACCCGCATTTGCTGGGTCAAAGAATATGTTTGGTGGACTTGCAGAATCTTTGAACCAAACACCAGCAGATGCTGATCAAGAGCGTATCAATGAATTTATAGATCAATCAAGTAATCCAGCTGCACGTCAACAATAACCCTTGACTTAAATACACCAAACCTTATACTCCTTATAAATAAAATCATATAATTATAAGGAATAAGATGGATCACATCCTCTTGACTGGAGCATCAGGTCTCCTTGGTAAAAGAATTCAACAAGTATTAAAGACAAGGGAAGTGCATCTTACTTGTTTGGATAGGCATCATGGATATGACCTAACTAACCCATCTTCTTTCTATCCGTTGTTTAAATCTGGAATAGAACCACCAATCAGTCATGTAATTCATGCTGGAGCATGTACATCATTTTCCCCTAATAAACAAAAAATCTTTAGTGTAAATGTTCAAGGAACCAAATACCTTGCAGATGCGTGCAACAATCTACTCCCACCACTTAAGAGGTTTGTCTATGTCTCCTCAGCTTGGCAAGGGGAAGATTTAAATGTCCCCTACACACATAGCAAGCAAGTAGCAGAAGAATTCCTATTGGGGAAATCAGATATGTTTGATCAGTATAAGGCAAACTTTCCTGTTACCATTGTCCGTCCAAGTATCCTATTTGACCAACAATCAACTAGCATTATTTGGATGTTCCTACTCACATATGCACTTGGTCAGGGAATTGTAGATTTGCAGAGTAAGTTTGATGCAGTAGAGGCAAGTTATGCAGCAGAGGCAATTGTAAACATAACTTTGAAAGATTCACTAAAAACAAACATTTATAATATTTCTAGTAACTATCCTACCCAAACTTTGGATAGGATCTTTAGGGGATTTGATGATTTCTTTAGTAGACAGGGAGTTGCACATGAGCTTGATGTCTTCCATCAAAGATACATTCAGGTCTCACAGAAGCAACTAACGGAACTAATCTATTCATCCAATTTGGATGATAAGATGAAAAAGATTTGTGATTATGCATTAAGGACATTTGTTCCAGTAGCAGCTAAGGATAGGCTGTTTGATAACACAGACCTTATAAATGAGGGTATTAGTAGACCACCGCCCTTGGTCTCATATCTTAAGCAGGTACTTGAATACACAACTAACTTCTCTATGGAAGAGATGATAGAATTTGAAATGAAGGACTAACAATGAGAGTAGAAATTACTGCAGTCAGAAACAAAGAAACAAATCAGGAAACCCTAAGACTTAAAACACCAGATGGAGAAGTAGATGGTATCTTCTTAATTGGTGCACTGGATCTTCTATTGGAGGCATGTTCAAGGAATTTCAATATGCCAAGGGAAGATGTAATGAAGCACGTTGAAGTCCGTAGGAAGGAGAGGTTAACGGATATGATTGATGAGAAGGAGCTTAACTAACATGGAAACATCTACCATAACATATCAACAAAAGCGTAAAAATTTAATAGACTATCTAAAGGTTAAACTTGATCAGCAAGACCTTCACGGAATACGTGACGTTTGTGTGGACATAGAAATTCTTGATGCTGTTCATAATGCACAGCAAGGTATGACCCAAGACCCCAATAAAAATAAAGTTTTTAGGGTGGAGAAAACAACTGCACGGATTCACAAACATCACTTAAAGACGCTAACTACTAAACAGCAAGAAGAGATCAAGTCTCTCTATGCAAATACTACAATCAGCCAAAGGCAATTAGGTAAAAGGTTTGGTGTAACGCAACAAACAATCAGTGAAGTAATTAATAAGAGATAAATTATGCCAGGTAAGCCACATATGGAATGCAAAGCAGGGTATAGGCACTGCAGAACTTGTGATAAGGTTATGAAAGAGGAATTCTTCTATCAATCCCATAAGGCAAGGTGTAAGCAATGCTATAAGGCAAAGCAACACGCTTATTATGAGAATATGCCAGCTAAACAATATGTTCAGCACATTAAGAGGACGTCAAAGAATATTAAGAAGTGGCTTAAGATTCCAAAGAATTGGGAGAAGCATAAGGCTGTCTCACTTGCGTACTTCCATGAAGTAATCAAACCAGATCCAGAGAAGTATTCACAAAGAAAGCAGGACAACTTGAAGTATTATCATGAACACAAAAATGACCCAAAATTCATTAAACGCCGTAAGGCAGCTTACAAGAAATGGTTATCTAAGAGGACCAACTCAGAGGAAAGTGTTTAAGGAACCAAAAGTAACTGATCCGGATGTGGCTAATGTTAACATCCCATTCAAGTGGGAAATGAAATTTATTAATGGAAAGTGGATGGAAACAAAGATATGCAAACTTTGCAAACAAGAGAAGGATCTTAATCTATTCTATAGAAACCACTCCATGAAAGATGGACACTTGAATAAGTGCAAGGTCTGCCATGATAGCACTGACAAATATAAGTTAAGGAAGAAGAGGACAAAATGAACAAAACAGAAGATGATTACACTAAAGGGTATGGAGATGGTTTGAAGGATGCTTATGACTATTGGAAGAGGAATGGAAAGTTGCCTGAACCAGCATCAAATACAGTAGAAAAAGGTTCTACCTCACCCCAAGAAAAGAATAAGGAACAGTTATGAGTAACTACAAAGCACAGGTTTGGTTTCAAACTGACAGGTTCATTTTTGATTGTATGAAACATAGGTGGACTATCAGCAGTGACCGCCCGTTTGTTACTCAAGAAAAATGGAAAGAGATTTGTAAGTGGTGTGTAGCTCACAGATACCACAAGCAGAAATGCTTGAATGAACGTTTGGTCTATCCAGTAGACACAAATCAAGTATGGTCAATACCACACAAAGCAAACCCACCAGTAGTATGACCTAAAGGTGGGTCCAGTGCCCCCACAATCACGTGATGAAAAAAGGGCAGAAGTTGACGCTTCTGCCCTTATACTGGTCTACATTGTTACAAGGAGTACAAGGTATTTATGAAGAAAGTTAACTATTTAAACAACAAAGATTTACTTGCTGATGTCATTCAATCAAAGAAGAATGGAAAGATGTCAGATCAATTAGCTAAGAAGTTAATTATGCTTGCTGAAAGGTTTGCAACTAAGCCAAATTACTCTGGATACACATATGTTGATGACATGGTAGCACACGCAATGGATCAGCTATGTTCCTCTTGGGATAAGTTTGATGAGAAGAGGTTTGACAATGCATTTGCATTCTACACTCAGTGCATTAAGAACTCCTTCACTCAGGTCTTGAACAAGGAGGCACACCAAAGAGACATAAGGGATGCAAAGTTAATTGAGGCAGGATTTGAACCAAGTTGGAATTACATAGAACCAACAGAGATAACTCAACCAAAACCTGATCCAGAGGTTCAAGATTGAACGTTGATTTAATCTAAATAAGTCAAGACAATCTACTTGTCAATCATAAAGGAGACACCAAATATGACAAGTGAATTAACGTACCGGCAGCAAAAAGAAGCAGCCAAAAATAAACTACTTAAATTGGTTGAAGAAGAACAAACAACTCTTGGTGAGTTTGGTTCATTTCAAAGAAGCCAATGGATTCTAATTTACATAACCAAAAAGACGTTTGATCACAAAAAGAACGTAGGAAAGGTTCATTGGAATTTCCCCTATTCAAGAGATAGGAAGAATCACACACATGAGGTTGAGTTAGAGAAGTTGCCACATATGGACTTTGATGCGCTTGAATTTGAAACGTACGCACTTGTCCAAACGGATGAATACAGGAAGGCTAATGCTAGTAAGTCCTCCTGGATTTGGTCAAAAATTGAGCCATTATCAGTTAATGAGGTTGAAGCATTAGTTAAACTAACTGGGATTAGAACCATAAGTGATACGGATCCACTTGCATCAATATGATGTGGACAAACCCAAAATTGTTCAAGTATCCTCTATCAATCAGAAGTGAATATAGATAATTAGACAACTTAAGAACATTCAGAAGTGAACATAGAACTAACTCACTCCAGTGTAGCTCTGGACGGCGGGAACAGGAATAGATTGAGTAATTGATCTATTGCATGCAAGACTAACATTGCATGGTTTACTGCTTGATACCAAGACAACGTGTCTGGGTCTGATGCCCGTACCAAGGTGGAATTCCAATTAGGGATTCCACAGCATCACATAAGGGTTCAACTCCCTGGGTCTTCCTCCCACCCAAGTTTGAAGAACTTGGATCTTGCTTCTTCCTCCCTTTAATTTTTGTTGATTTAATTTTTGTTGACTTCCTTGTTTATTGGGTTATACTTCCCTTGTCTTAAATATTAATTGCTACCACATTAACTTAAATGACCAGTGGTAGGGTCCAATAAGGAGTTTGATATGAAGAAGCTTAGTCTTGAATTAACTCAACGCCCAAACCAGCAAGCTGATATCTCATTCAGCAAAAACACCAAGTGTGTTGTCTGGGAAGGAAGTATCCGTCTAATTGATTTGGTACCAGGAATTGGAAATGATCCAAACACAAGAGACCCAAACCTGAAGTCCAAAGTAGCCAAGGCTGTCCGCCATACTCTTAGATATGAACCACAGATGTTCTACCTAAAGAACCAAGGGATTGACATTACTTGTGATAACTTTTGGTTTGACAAACAAAATCAGAATAAGGTCCATTTGGAATTACCTGAGTTATCTGACAACACAGACACGGTCCCAGGTGGAATAATCAATGGATTTACAACGTATAGTCTAATTCAAGAAGCACTGACAGACTCAGATGTGTTTACACTGATTAAGAACTCAGGTGCTACTGTCAGAATCACATTCCTGGTCAACTGCCCAGTTTCTGAGTGGGAACAGATTGTTAAGGCAAGGAATGCAAGCAACCCACAGGAGCAATGGGGACTAGGTGCAATTGGTGGGCAATTTGATTCATTAATTAGTGAAATTGAAAAGTATCCAACCATTGCCAATCAAGTTAATACCAAACCAGGTGGACCAAAACCTCATGACTTGGATGATCTTATCCGCTTAGTTTCATTGTTTAGGTTGGATTATAGCCTTGATCAGTGGATTGAACATGATAAACACCCAATCAGTAGCGCTACGTCCATTGGTTCAGTGGTTAATGGATACACATATGATGCATACAAGCCACTTCACAGACTAATTCCTGACTTTGTTCAATTGGATAACCTAATCAGAGAGGAATATCAACGCCAACTTCAAGATGGACGTATCAGGTCTCCTCATGGTGTTTCAAAAACACCTTACATCTCCTTCAATGGTGAGAAGTTTGATTACACACTGAATGACCCACTTACCTTACCATTGATTAGTGCATTCCGTATCCTTTTAGTCAACGCAAACAATAAACTTGCTTGGAAAGGCAATGTCAGCATTAAGGACGTTTGGGAAACTCACCAAGCATTCTTTAGGAAGTTAGTCTCTGACCATAGGAAGTTGGTGCAAGACATAGTTGAAGCACAGGACATCCCTTCAGGCAAACTTGTCCTAAAGAGGAACATAACCATGAATGGTGTTTCAAGGAGTTTTGTTCTCTGGGATTCACCAGTTAAGAAGATTGCACGTGAATTCAAACTCAACTAGAGTTGTAGTCATCAATGCAAGATCCAGGGCAATTGCCCTGGAGTACCTTAAGTTGATTAAGCAATTCAATCCAAAGTACTTCAAGAGGAACATTCAAGGTAGGCAAATCAAGATAAATACCAAATGAGTTGGTATTCACAAATACAGAAGGATCATAAGGAAATCAAAAGTGCATTTGAACATGCAATCCAAGACCCATCTGAACCTAATATAACCAAAGCAAGGGAATTGCTACTTGCCCACGCATATGCAGAAGAGAAAAGTATCTACCCCTCCTTAAAGAAACACCAAATAGGGGACTCAGACCTCCTAAGTGAACAACATCAAGCAGAAGAAGAGATTAAACATATCAATTCCAAGACAAAAGATGTAAAGGAGAAGTTGTCCAAATTGCTACAAGCAGTACTAGAGCATGCCATTTCCCATGAAGAAAAGGACAAGTTCAAACAACTTAGGGAGAAGTTAGGGATCCAGCAGAATCTTGAACTTGGTTCTTTGTATAAGCAACACTACCACTTGAAATAACCAATTTGGTTCAAAACCAAATTTACCGGTTGATTTTCATGTTTGGCTTGACCCCACCCCTATTAAATCAAATGTTTTTATGGGTCTTAAATTCCTCCTAGCGTCAACACTACGTGCGCATCTGAGCACTACGTGCCTGCACATAAGTTAGCCGTCTGCCCCATCTACCCCCAATCAAAAACAAGTTAAGATAAACGCACTTGACTAGATCAGGTAGGTGAAACGTTGCCCTTAACTAGGAAAAATGGATAATGACCCTACGTGCGCACTACGTGCACCCTCATTGATTAGCAACACAGGTGGGTTTTAAGATGTTTACTCTTTTTGTTATTGGCGTTGTCTTATCCATCCTTTACTATATTGGAACTAGACCTATGAAGTGATTAACGTGGTCTTAAGGACCAATTTTAGTCTGAACAATCAAAAGTAAAGAGATCACGTAGTTGATTGAAAATACTGATTGTTTGTATCTAAATTGAAAATGTTATAGGGTGATAGACTGGAATTAAACGGATTTTGGATGGTGTTTTTGATGGAAAAGACACCAACCACACCCTTTATCATCCATACTGCACACTACGTGCGCATCTGAGCACTACGTGCCTGCACACTATCTGTTGATTGATCTGTCATACAATTAGGGTGATAGAGCACTAAAAATGGATGATAAGTGAAATCAAAAATCACGTTATTCCTGCAGAAAAATCCGTATCACTCCCCCCGTAAACGGCAAATGAGACGTTGACCTATTAGGGTAATAGGGTGATAGTTCATTTCTGTGCAGTATGCGCACGTATGTGTTAAACAACTTGGAGATTTAAATGAACATAAAGGCTTCCATTCCTCTTACTTCACAAGAAAGGCGGTTCATTCAGATGTATGGCAAGATGCTAAAGGAAGGCTGTCCTGGTGCTATTGTTGGTGAGGACCAGATAAGTGGTATCCATTTCACAGTAAAGGGTGATAGTATCATTGTACTTAACAGACAGATGAAGAGGTAAGAGAAAATGAATGACATACTTATTCCTGCAGAATAATCCGTATCACTCCCCCCGTAAACGGCAAATGAGACGTTGACCTAATAGGGTAATAGGGTGATAATGTGTTTATTGAGTAACTAATTGGAGAGACAATGGAAGCAATACTAAGTGAAGAGATGGAAGTGATCAACCCTAATATGGTTGAAGAGATATTCAGCAAATCACCTGTACACTTGAAGGCTATGATCAAGGCTGCTGAAGACACTGTTGAGTTCTACAAGGCTGCACTTCTGGTAGTGGAGGCTAAGCAATCAGAGAAAATAGAGAAAGGATCAGCTGAACGGTTTGAGTTGAATACTAAGTGTGACATACTGGAGTCAGCTGGCATTATTGGCTACTAAACAATAACCAACAGTTAAATTTGCACTGTTGGTTATTGTCCCCCATTGTTGTCCACTATGGTGGGATTGGCATGTGCAGTATGCGCACGTAGGGTGCAGTCCCAGTTATTTGGTTTGACCCAAACGCTCCCCTGCCACATATATTTTCTCCATTTTTAAAGCACCGGGGTCAACCAGTGATCCCATTTGGCTAACCAGCCATCTGATTTGGCTAATTGCAGCCATCCCATTTGGCTAACCAGTGATCCCATTTGGCTAACCAGTGATCCCATTTGGCTAATTGCAGCCATCCCATTTGGCTAACCAGTGATCCCATTTGGCTAACCAGTGATCCCATTTGGCTAACCAGTGATCCCATTTGGCTAACCAGCCATCTGATTTGGCTAATTGCAGCCATCTGATTTGGCTAGCACGGGGGTCAACCAGCCATCTGATTTGGCTAATTGGTCAAATCCCCCAGTTTGTAAAATTTTTTGGTTCTATTTTAAGCACAAGGGGAACCACTCCTTGTCTGACCAGTAGATTTGGAACCAGATGCCTTAATCTTACTTGGTGCTTATCCTTACTTATCTCTAAATAGGGGTACTATGGATGACCAATTAAAACCAACTGAAGCAGAACCCAAGAAACATTACCGGACCATTACTGAACGCGTGGCTGAACGCAAGGAGGAACGGACACGTATTAAGCGGGGACGTAAACCTAAGTGTGTTGAAGGCAAACGCCTTTATAAGCGTATTGAGGACATTGTTATGAAGGGGGTAACTTACCAACGTAATGTTGCTGCTGCATTGGGGTTAACTTATGTTGCTTGGCAACGTATGTGTGAAAAGCCTGGATCCAAATTACGTGAAGTCTATGCTGAATCTGTTGCTAAAAGGGATGCACTAGTTCAAAGGGCATATTATGACATTATGGCTGATGAGAACATCAACATGCGGATTAAGGCTGATTTTGTCAAAACTGAGAAGTTACTAATTGATAAGCGTGCAATGGATGAGGAGCAACCACGTGGGTTTGGTATTGCAAACCCAGGTCTTTACTTAACCAATGATGAATTGATGGCTGCATTGATGAGACCTCAGTTGCAGATGACATTTACCAGCAGTCAGCCAGAAATAGTTAGTGAGATACAAGAAGCAGAAATTATAGGAGAAGTAGATGAACATAAGGAACGTAGAGAAGAAAACAACTGATATTGTGATGGCTGCAACATTGATTGTAGGTGGGTTTAAACTAACCAAGATTGACCTCTGCAACCAAAGGGGATGTTTTTGGTTTGAAGATAGCAATCCTACGGACTTGGCTAAGTTCATTGGGGAGTACTCCCTTGGTGATATCCGTGTTGAACCAAAAGCGTTTAATCATAAGATTAGGGAATTAACAACTGAATTTAAGAAACTACATGGGGCAAGGACATGAACATTCCTCCAAAACTAATGATTGCTGAATGCATTCATTGTAAGAAGAAGACAAGAGCAATCCTAAATGGATACATGTTTAAGGCTAAGTGCTTGGAGTGTGGTGCACCAGTTATCCTAATTAAGAAGATTAAGGACCTAGGTGCACCTAAGGAGAAATTAGATGGTTGAAGTCTCATTGGTGTTACTTGGTGGGCTGGTTGTATTTGCAATTTGGGCGTATGTTGAGTTTACAAGGCATAAGGTTATTGTCAGTGCACATGAGGAACTAATTGCACATCTTGATAGTGAATATGAAGGAATTAAACTAGTTGAACTTACATTAAGTAGTAAATTAAAGGAATTGGAAGACCGGG